GGTTCGGGGAACCGTATGTTCCCTGAATAAACAGAATCTAAGGGAATATTCCCAGTATTCTTAATTAAGGGAGGGGTTCGGGGAACCGTAGGTTCCCTGAATTATTTCTTCTTTTTATACTTCTGAATCGAATTCACCAACGCAGTTTCCGGGTCCAAGAACCAAATCTTACCCTGAGAGCGATCTTCCGACATTTGCCGCATAAGCATTTCCAGAATTACACTAAATCCCATCGAGTTAATTCCATTCACGTTTCTATCCGTATAAGCATTTTCGCCCAATATAAAATTAATACGTTTTACAATATCCGCTTTGATCAAATTATCGATTCTCGTTCCAGTATTATTTTGTAAATGCGTGAGATCTTTGACGCGAAATCGCATGACCGTTTCCGACGCTTGCATATTGATAAATCCCACCATATTCGATAAAGCATCATTTTTCAGAATCAAATTTTTGAAAGCACCGTTCGTGATAAATAAACGTATATCCTCCGTATCACCTTCGGACCATTGTGCCGGATTTTCCGAAGATTGGATATATAATAACCATTTCCCATTCCCCGCAATCACAATTCCACGTTTCTCCAAGGATTGTACAATTTTCGTATCCAAATAGGTTTTCGCCACCGTCTCCATTTTTTTAATCTGGGTTTCAAACTTTTGGTCCGATTCCACCGGAATACGGGAATACATATACGAAACCAAGATCATCTTTTGTTTCGGTAATAACATATCTACAATATGTTTAATAATATGCTCTTCCAAATCCTCAAACGTTATACCGTGTTTGGTCTGTAAAATATTGATCACGCGGTTTGCCTGTTTATACCAATCTTTTTCGCCTGTCATCCATTCGGTTGTACTCAAATAATTGGAATAATTCATATTCATTTCGCGAAGGAGTTTATAATATTCCTCTTTATTCGCAGATATGGCGGAAAATATATCCTCCTCTTTTTTCTCCGGCCCCTCTTTTTCCTTATCCATCTGTTTGAAATCCTTCGGAATTTCCATATTCAATACGGTTCGTTTATAATCGATCGGCACGGTTCGCTCAAAAATCGAAATGGATTCATCGTTGATCTCGATCGGTTGGAACGAATAGACATCCCCGCGATTGATCAAATTCCCGCGTCTCCCGTATTTATCCACCAAATATTCGTTTTTATTTTTGATAAACGCGGTAAGGGCCGAATAAATCTGCTCAATCGGGTACTGTTTGACAATATTGATGGCATTTATCAGCGGAATACGTTTATAGAATACTTTATCACGGAATAAATCGCGTATACGATCCATAATTCTCTGATGATTGGATTGAACCAATCTCGTATCGTAAGTGTCCTGAATCACATCATTCGGATAAATCGTCGCAGTCGGATTACATTTGAAATCACACGTATCCATATAATCGCATATATCGGTATGGGGACGATCGCCAATCTTATAATTGATCTTTTGTTTTCCGGTAGATAAAACCACTTCAATATTTTGGTTCGCCGCCAAGGCATTCAGTTTATCGATTGTGAAATTGGTCTGTCCAATATTCAAAAGGCAATCCACCGCGACTTCTTTCATGAGTCTCGTCACTCTACCAATCTGTACCGCCTTTTTCTCGGCCAGACGATAAACATATAAATCCGCACACTCTTCGTCCTTTTCTTTATTCAATAGGGTTCCGTGTAAATAGATTTCCACATTTCGTTCTTGGAACGGAAGGGAACAATGACTCATATTTCGCACACCGCGACCAATGATTTGTTCAATACGATTCATATTATACCAAGGTTCCAAAATATGGATTTGGCGAATATTCTTGAAATCCAAGCCCTCCGATCCCGCCTTGGAAATTAGAATGACTTTTACGTATTCGCCGTTTTTATTTTCGATTCCGGTGACATGTTTTATATCCGCGGCATTTTGCGGAGAGAACTCCTTCTTTCCGGTAATCATGACATATTTGGCTTGAGAAAACTTCGCCCCGGCCGCCAATTGCGATTTTGGTTTCATCGTAAGAGCATCGAGCGGTTCGACGGGAGCAGTCTCAAATAATGGTTTGGTATAATCCGCCGATCCGTATCGGGTGAATCCCATTTCTTCCAAGGCGAGGGAAATTGGAACGACACCGCCGTCAATATATTGGGAATAAATCAATATGATTCCGGTGGATTCGCGAATACGATCGCAAATAGTGGCAATCTTACTACTATATTTGGGAAGATTCTCTCTACTAAAAATTCGGCCATACTTTTCCAAGACCTCGGGTTTATAGTTGAAATTATACCGCATCGGAACTTTACGGTTCGATTCGTCGACGTAATTCATGACGGCATTGAGTCCGCGTTTTCCCACGATGGCGGAAAGCGGATTTTTCAAATCATCTTCGTCCTCTTCATCCGCATTCATGAATTCGTCAAATGCCGAATCTTGGTCCATATCCATGATTTTCCCCTGTAGAATACTTTGGTCCAAGAGAGAACTCGGATAGACCATATTCAGAGATTCAAGAGGCATCTTTAATCTACGAAAACCGAATTTATCCATATCCGAAAAATCCATCTTTTCATTCGTCTCTTTCCGCATAGTGTCGATGATCAATCGATATGCGGCTTCTTGATATTCGCCAATCCGGGTTACATATACCGGAACATGGTTCAACGAAATATCGATCGATTTTGCGTTCAATTGAAACTTGGGATATTCCGGACGTTCCTGCGTCGGAGTTCCAAAACTAGATACGATCGACGAGAGTTGCGTAACCAAGGATTCGTTGCTCGCCGATTTGAATGTATTTTCTTTGGCAAAATCCTCGGGATAAATACGGTAGGGGAACGTATACGGATTTTCACCGCGAACATAGGAGACATAGCCGATCATCTTTCTCCGTAATAATTCTCGTCCACCTTCTTGGATAATTTTACCGTCTGGCGATTTCTTTTCCACGACGAAATTCCCAGTGGAATCAAAGACCTCTTTTTCCGAAATAACACCGCGTTTATCATTCAGATTCATAAGATTGATGAGCCAGATGATTTCTTTATACGAATTATACATCGGCGTGGCGGATAATAATAAAAATCGCATATTATCACAGTATTTTGCTAGCTTGGTCAACATTTTGGCCGTTTTCCAGTCTTTATTTTCGTCAAAGTCGCGAACATTATGAATTTCGTCAATGATCATCAGACGGTTATTGAATAATTTCCGTATATTCCGTTTTTCCATATTGACCTGTTCTTCCGCGGAAAACCCGGAATCCGCGGGAACAGCGGTCTTCTTGGCAATATAATTGGCGAGCTCTGTATACCCCATAAATACATAATATTGGTTGATGATCGTTTTGATCTGACTGATCACGCGTTCCTTTTTCATTCCTTTCAGATTGGTGGGATTGATCTCGCGTAACAAAGAATCGCCGATACAGGAGCGAATGGTCCATTGGCCGTTCGTTTCGACCAAACCGCGTTCATCAAATAATTGCATACGGAAGTTTTGTTGTACATTGGGTGATGCAACAATGATTATACGCTGACGTATCCCGACTTGTTTCATATATGCACGCATTTCTTCGGCAATTCCAATCGCACTACATGTTTTGCCAGATCCAAGACCGTGATACAGAAGTAGGCTATTATACGGGGTTTGGAAAGATAAAAAGTTCTTCACGAAGATTTGATGGGGTAAAAGCTCAAATTGGGATTTACAGAGCATATCCGCGGTTTCTTCGATGGATTTGATGTCGCCGTCGTATTTAAAATCTTGGAACTCCTTTCGTTTTGCGATCTTTATGGCGAAATTCGGGTCATTCAGGTCTGGATATAAATACTCGTATTCTGCAGGGGCAGTCTTTGCCAATTCATATTCGATTCGTTCTTTTTGGCGAACATAATTATTCGAATCCTTGGGTAAAGTCGATAAAAGATCATGGAGGGCTTGGGGTTTATTGGGTTCGATCTGAATATTCGGAATGAGCGGTTCGTTCATATCTTGTTCCAATTCGGCGTCTAAAGCGGTTGTCTCGTCTTCGTTATAATCCGTTTGTGGTACTACCGGATCTTGGAGAAAAAGACTGGATTCGTCGGGGGCACCATCCTCCTGAATATCCATTTGTTTTATATCTTCTACCGTTTCTTTTGGAATAACAGGTTCTTGCGGTAAAACGGGCTCACATTTCCCCGTTTTCTTATTTCGACGTGTACCTCTGGCACAGGGTTTCTTTACAGGTAATTGTATGTCTTGTTTCATAGCCGCATTTCGATTTGATCGTAGAACACGGGCGTCCGATTCGGATAATGCCTCCGAAAATTTTATCTTTAATAAATCGGGACGTTCTATAGTTTCGACCACGGATTCGACGACTTGCGATAAATTCGGGTTTCTCTTCCGGGTACGTCTTATTTTCACGTTATATACCTTTTCCATATCTATATTAATAGTACATATTAATATAGCATAGCATACGTAACTTAGGGGGAACCCCCTTCATCAGAATCCGCGAAGCGGATTCCAGACCTCCCCGCCCTTCGGGGAATTACAATTCCTTACCTTTTCTCATCATAATATTTCTTTATGAAAACTGTTATAATTTTCCTGAGTTCCCGGTGGATAATGGTGATGTAACTCACCCGTTACGTAACAGAATACATCGAATATTTGGTGAGAGCACGATCTATTTTTGTAATCAATCGCCTTTTTTCTAAATTATAGGGACGAATTGAATCCATACATTCTTGAAAGGATTTCCATTCCATTTTACTCACCTCCGATCGTTCATATCGTGTCGTATCTTCGGTATGTACGAAATCCATATACATCAAATAATACTTATGCTTATAAATCTTATAATTGGATCCCATGAATATTTCTTCGTAAGGAACAATATTTTGTATATTTTTAAGATTTTCTACGGAATAGCCAGTTTCTTCCGCAAATTCGCGTAAGGCACACTCGAAATCTTTTTCCTGGTAGTTTCTACGTCCCTTTGGAAACCCCCATTCCGTTTCTTCCCAAATGTCGCCTTTATTACTCTCCTCGATCAAATTGGCAAGTGTATAGAACTCATCTTTGGATTTTACTCCGGCGATCAAGAGGTTATATTTATCTCTGGACGACACCTCCTCGTTTTTATACTGTAGAGACACCTTTCGATCCCCCCAGATTTCTTTCCATACAAGATTGAAATCGTTTTTGTTCAATCTGGCCTTTTCTTCTACTGTCATCTGCCTGAGCATATTCAATATATAATATTTATTGAAGACGGAATATTTACCACGCATGAAATCGATATGACCTAGCGTATCCTTTCTACGTATCATAAGATATTCCGGTCGTCCGTTATGTATTCGAAATACGATAATCCCCATACTTGTAATCGGCGTTTTACATTGATGAAATAAATGTCCCGCCTTACCACAATTATTACAATAGTTTTCAGACATGATATGGGTTCAGATTACATGAATATATTCCCTTATGTTTATATACTTTGATAGTCTATAGTTTATGACGACCATCGACGAACCTTATATTCAACACCAAGAAAGGACAGTATTACCTCCGAACTTTATGCCGATGAATTCCGAAATATTTGATCCAGAGGTATGGGGACCACACTATTGGTTTTTTATACATACTTTATCACATACGTATCCCGAAACCCCGAACGCCGTAACCAAACGGAAATATTATGATTTCATTTCGAACTTACCTCTATTTATTCCGAATCCCGAAATCGGAAATAAATTCGCCGTGTTCTTGGATAAATACCCGGTTTCGCCTTATTTAGACAGTCGCGATTCTTTCATTCGCTGGGTCCATTTTGCACATAACCGAATCAATATAGAGCTGGGGAAAGAGGAAATCACACTTTTCAAAGGTCTCGATTCTTATTACGTACATTATAAACCGAAGAAGGTGAAAATTTCAGAGCGATTTCATATCAAACGCGAATATGTATATTTTGTATTTATTTTCCTTTTGCTTTTCGCCGTTTTCCTGTTTGGAAAATATAATTCATCTATCTAATATATAGATCAACATGAGAATTGAAATCATCATATTTTTTATTGCGGGTTTGATCATATTCAATATTTATACCGAAGGGAAATATTTGAAAAAGGTTTTGGCTTATAAAAAATATTATCAAATCGGGGGTGTCGTCTTTGGTGCATTTTTTGTATGGTGGCTTTTCAAAAAGAACCCGAAACATGCGGAAAATATACTGCTATCCTCCAATGAGTATATCAAATATTTACCTGTGGATAAAGGGACCGCGTCGTTTATTAGTCCAATCTTGGACTTTACCGCGAAACATGGATATTCCGGAGGACAACAGCAGGTCGGTGGAAATTCGCACCCGATTTTACAAATGCCGAATCCAAATCAAGTATCGGAAGAGCGTATGATGAAATCTGGGAAGAAGGCGACAAAACGATCCGTAAGCGAGACGAAAAAGAAATTCGTCGCCGCACGGCAAAATTGGAAATGCGGAGATTGCCAGGAACAATTGACAGCGTGGTTTGAAGTCGATCATAAAATACGCTTGGAATACGGAGGTAGTAATCATATCGATAATTTAGTAGCTTTATGTAGAGATTGTCACGGAAAGAAAACGACCATCGAAAACCTCTAACTCAGGTCAGGGAACCGTAGGTTCCCTGAGTAGGTTCCCTGACCTGAAATATATAAGACTATTATATATGAAACAAAAAAGAGGATCCAAAGATAAAATGAAAGGCGGTTCAGCATATAAAGAAATAAAGGGTGGGGAACAAAGCGGATTTCTAG